CGCTGGCACAGCTTCAGAAGCTTTGCATCTTCAGCGTCGCGGCGTTCCAGCTGCGCTTCCAGATCAGCGCCGATGATGTATTCAACCAGGGTCTGCTGCGCCACATCCAGGGCGTCATTGAACACCGTGGGCGCACCCTTCATATTGATGGCCGGAAGGAACGGCTTCATTTCAGAGTATCCGGATACAAGCATAAGGCATTAGGCGTTTTGTTCAGTGGATTCCTGTTTGCCGGATTTGTTCTGATCCAGCGTGGTGAAGATGTATTCGGGGATGGAAATGAAGATATTCTTATCCCACTTGTTGTATTCCTTCACCACCTTCAGGGAGCGCATACAGCGATCCACCAGGGGTTTCATCATGGCCTGTTTGATCAGGTACAGCTCACGGGCGTTGGATCCACCCAGGGCGTTACTGTTCTTACCGGGCGTGGCACCAATAAGGGCGCTGTGAACACCCATGGCGTAACAGATGATATTGGCGGTGGATTCGGTATCGTCAATGTATTCGCCACCCTTCATATCGTTCTGGACGGGAACGATTTCAATCCACTTCTGTTCGATGGCACCACCGGAAGCGGAAGGCAGCATCTTCTTCAGCGTCATGATACCCTTATTGGCATTCTCGGCGCCGGTCAGGAAGTCAATGATGGCGTTCTTTTCCTTATTGATGCGTTCCTGGCGCTTGGCGCGGTCCGTTTCCGGAATGCCTTCTTTCTTGAAGATATCGGCAAAGTAATCCGGTGAAACATAGATGATGTACTTCACACCCAGCTGGTTCTTCAGGATGGCTTTCTTCAGCTGCGGAACCATCGTGCTGTGGTCGTACCATCCGGAATTGAAGATGGAGTACCAGGAAGGCCGGCTGTAATAGACGTGGCCGGGGGACGGCATATAAGCGCTGAAGATGAAGCCCTTCGGCCGGTTCTTGGAGGCGGCATACATCTTCAGTTCTTCCACGGCGTTGAATTCGTCAATCACCCTGGAAGCGATGATGGGATACTTATCCGTTCCGGGCTGCTGGTCCCATCCGGCACAGTAGTAGTGCCAGTTGATATCACCACGGCGGTTCTGCATCTCCCACCGGCTGAACATGGCTTCACGATGGCGAATGGTATAGATATCGTTCCCATCCTTCGCGTAATCCATCCGGCACCACACGTTCCAGAATTCCACCATGTCGTTCAGCTGCTGTTGCATGAACAGGGGGATGTCATTCCGTTCAAAGAAGTCGAATTCCTTACCGGAAGTCACTTCCTCGAAATCCACCATCTTGCCTTTTTCCCAGGCAAGGGCGCGGATCAGCTTCGGACCCAGGCCAAAGCACACGTTGGATGTGAAGTTCAGATTGGCGCTAACGATGTCGTTGGATTCGGCCTTTTTGCGGACGTGCTGCGGGAGCAAGTTATCCGTTCCCCAGGGCGCCACCTTATAAGGGCCAACCACAAGCGGTTCAATGTCGTAGTCCGGATTGAACAGGCCGGCGGTGTCCACGGCCAGGATGGCTTCCATCTCCGGAAAGAGGTGAATGCCGTCCAGCACTTCCATGCCGGCAATGGGATTTTCTTTTTCTTGTGTCATAGTACAACTTCTTCACCGTTGATTTCGATAACCGTGAACCGGTTCACCTTCCGGATTTCCCCTGAAGGCAGCACCTTGATATTGAACGTCACCCCTTCACCATGAAAGGATGTCGGAATGGCGTGATCCACGGTGATGATTTCACCATCTTCAGCCACCCACTTCAGCGATATCTCCTTCTGAAGCTTCGCTATCTCGAAAATTCTTGCGGCGCTTATCATGCGGTTCTTTTTACAGGAACAAAAGTACAACCGGCGGCATCCCGAACTTGGGACAGTATTCCATTGGCGCTGTTTCTTCCCGAAAACACGGAATTTTCTCACTATCAGTCCGGAATACCCCTTCGTTTTTTTTATGGAAGGAAGAATTACGCTTCCCGACCCCCGTGCCCTGCCCTGCCGGCGGGCCGGCAACCCGCACGGCAATTTGCGTAATATGCCTTGACACTTTCGCCGGGCTAAACGGCGGATCCGATTCCATCACCACCGGATGAATAAGGGAACAGGACGTTGCCGATGTACAGCGTATCAAAGGCATCAGTGCCATCTGTACGGTATTCCAATGGGTCATCTTCGCTTTCGGCCAGCTTCTCACCACCTTTGTTCTTATGGAAGCCCAGGGGCGTGATGTCCACCTCTGCAAGAGAGATGGCAACCAGTAGGGCTTCATTGTTTTCCTTATTGAACATAGGCAACAGGTGTTTGGCACCACGGAATCCGTCATTGATGATGTTATACTTTTGGTCGTGACGGAGGGGTTTGCCTATGAACACGGCTTCCACGGTCCATCCGTGGAGATTGAATTGTTCGATGATCACGCTTTTGAAGTCATCTTCCGATACGGCATAGTTGCTGCCCAGGGCCGTGGCATCGTAGTAGAAAACCACCTCTTTGGTAAGGTGGGCACGGTAGTAATTGCAAAAGTCATCCACCAGCTCACGTAGTTTGCGCTGATACTTCACGTAGAAGGATTTCAGTACCTTCAGCGTGGATCCGCTGCGTTGGCCTGCAACCAGCCAGTTGATATTGGCGTTGTAGTCAAAGGCGATGGCAATGGGTGATTTCAGATCCAGGTCTGCATCCAGAAGGCAGCCATAATCAGTACCGGGTTCAGGATGATATCCGGCTTCTTCCAGGGGCTGGTTGTTGTTGGCAATGTAGGTATGGATATTATCACGGAAGTTCGGATAAAAGCCATCCTGCAACCTTTCAATGCGCTTGGATAGGATGGATGTCTGAAAAACAAGGGGTGGAAGGTCGCGCTTCATCTGTTTCACGTACTGCAATCCAACCACGTCAATGTTTTCAAAGATGGACCATTCACGGTACAGAACGGCAATCTTACGGAGGCGGGCCAGGTAGCCTTCAATGGCTGTAAGCTTGGCTTTCTTCTTCGGGCCTTCAGGCCAGTTGTCATTCACATCGTGCCATTGCCAAAGAAGGCCGGTGATGTAGTCAATCACCTTCGGGTCCGATTTTTCACGGTAATTCAACAGCCATCGGCCGCTTTTCAACACCGGCATATCGCTCACGAACAGGATGGAATGATGCCAGGGGCAATCGCTGAAATATCGCATCGTACCACCATTGGCCGGGAATGTTTCATCCTTCAGTTTGTCATAATCCAGGCCTTTCGCTTCATCTCCGATGATCCAGTCCAGGGTAAGGGAATTGGAACTCATTTTCACGTCCTGGGATATCAGTACCATCTGGGCACCGTTGTAGAAGCTTACCACATCTTCGTAGTTCTGGACCGGAATGATGGGCTGTGCGTATCCAAGCGTTTTGGGCGGGCGTTTGCCAATCACGTAGTGGATACCTTCAATGAAGCCGGCTTCACGGAGCCCTGAAAGGGCGGCCGGAAGGGTGCGGGTACGGGCCTGTTTGAAGGATGAAGCCACGAAGGCGCCGGTGCTGCCGGGCATGAACTGAACATTGCGTTTGATACGCCTGGAAACAATGCCGAATGATTTACCGAAACGGCGGGAACAGATATCCACTTCGGTATTGGCGGCAATGGCCAGCGCTTCCTGTTGGGCACGGTTCAGGTAGGTTATTTTCTTTTCGTCACTCATTGGGCATCCTGGATATCCACATCGTCAATCTCGCTGGTGTACTGGGCCAGTAGTTTCTTCACCTTTTCTTCAATGTTGGGCACCTTGGCAATGCCAATGGTTTCAGGATCCACGCTGAAGGATTCATCGCGGGGAACAATCTCTTCCCACGGGTAATCTTCGCCATCCGGTTGGTCCAGCTGGTTTGTTTTCACAATCACTTCGGCAATCTTTGTAAGGGATTTCGCCTGTTTGTCATCACCGGCCAGGGCGGCGGCCTGCGCGGCTTCCAGAAGGCGGTTGGCACGCATCCGCTGGAATTCTTTTTCGGCCTTCGGAGCGCTGCCAAACAGAAGCTTCACCGTGGCCATGTCACGGTATGCCTGAACACGGCCGATACCGAACTGGGTAATGATATAATCCCGCATCTGGGTTTCAGTGATCAGCGGATTCGATTTCCAGCGGGTGAAGATGGCCTTCAGGCGGTCAAGCCGGATCTGGTCGGCATCGGTCAGTTTGTACTTCGGGTTTTCGATGGCTTTTGAAAACGCATCAATGATATCTTTGTTGGGGTCCTTTGCCATAGGCGCTGTATTTGAAAACAAAAGTACCCATCTCACGACGGGCACTTGGGACAGTTGGTTTTTGCGAACTTACCTACACCAGATTCCGGGCTTTTAGGGCCTGGATGGTTTCGTCTGTTATATTGCATCCGTGGTCCAGAAGGGCTTTCACGCGGGCCCTTACACCGGCGGCGCGGGCATCTGTGATGGTGTCGGCCTTCAGGGCCTTAGAGATGTAGGCGCGGGCCGATTTTTCATTGAATGCCTTTTCCTGGGATTCTTCAGCGGCCTTTGCCAGATAATCGTCAATCTTTTTCCAGCGTTTATTGATGGCATCCTGGGTTTCCAGGATCTGGGAACGGAAATATGCACGGTCCTTATCCGTCTTGGCCAGCTTCATCTTTTCGTGGAATCCACGACGGAGGCGGTAAGCTTCCGAATTGGCATCATATTCCGTCTGAAGTTCCGGTGGGAGGTCCCGGCGGCTGGTTCGCCGGTCATCGTATGTCCGGAAGGATAGCGCCTTCTTTAGCGATGGATCCACCGTTATCACGGTATTGTTCGCGGCCGGTACCGGGGCCGGTTCGGGCTCTTTCGCCTGTGCCTGGATCAGCTGCACGGTGGGCACGGGCGTGGGCCCTGGAATGGGTGAATAGAAGCCGGAATTGGATATCTTTTCCAGCTCATACAGTAACATCCCCTGATCGTGCCTGCGGCCGATGGATTCAATCAGAATCCGGTTGGGGCTGTATTTGCAAAACAGCGCGAATCCGGAATTGAAATCCGGATTCGGCTGTTGCAGATAGGATTGGATTTCGGGAATCACGCTTTACTGCGTAGGGGCCGGGCGGGGCGTAATAACACCGGTGGACAGGGCCAGGGTGCCTTCTTCCAGTTCGATGGTACCGGAATATTCAGGCAGCGGTGTTACGTCCGGGCAATCCACGGTGAAGGTGATACCCTTTGCAGAACCGGCGGCGTCACCGGAAGTGGGTGCGGCGCTGGTGGAACTGCGATAATCGGGCGAACCAATCACGTGGAAACGGCCGGCAGCTTTCACGATATACACGAAATCGTCATTGACGGAAGCCTTTGCGAATCCAAGGGCTGCGGGAGAGAGGTCAGGGAAGGAGAAGTTACCATGGTTGATAAACATCTTGCAATCCGTTTCACCGGTGGTTTCACTGGTGATGGAACCCTTGCCCTGCGTAGAGTACAGCTTCTGCCAGTATTTGCCAGCCTCGGTGGCAAAGTTACCGTTGTAAGCTGCCATGGTGGATTCCGTTGCGCCTTCTGCGTCCGGGCTATCCACGATGGAAGGCCAGGCGGTGATGTAGCGCTTACGGATCCGGTAAACGGTGGTGCCAATCCCCGAAGGATTGACACTACCGATGTTGAAGTCAAGATTTGCGTACATAGGGCGTTTCTTGAATTAGGTGGAACTATTCGGAGGCCATTGCCTGCTTCACCACGACGTCAATGTGGGAACCACCGGCGCTGATACGGACGGTTGCAACACGGGGGTTGTCACCGGATTCGGCGTGGGCATAGGCGGTACGGGTGAAGGTTACCTTGTTGCCGGAAGCCACGGCCACGGACAGCCAGTCGGCGCCTTCGGTCACAACTTCAGCAACCACGGCGGAACCGTCGGAAGTGGAATAGGTGCGGACGTTGGAACCGGCGGTGGCGGCCAGGTTGTCAATCAGCTGGTCACCGGTGATCACGATGGAAGGCGATACGGAAGCGGGGGCGGCAACCATGAGGTATTCTTTCTCAATCATCTGGAACTGAACACCCCAGAAGAAGCACATGAAGAACTGAACCACCTTCGGGTTGTCGGGCACA